TTGAAGTCATTGGATCACAAGGATCTGCTCTTGACGCAAGCCAGTACTTAAATCACTTTAAAGAACGTGTTGCAATTGGATTAGGCGTTGCGCCGCATCACCTTGGAATGTCGATGAATGGTGGTAACAGATCTGTTACCGAAAGATTAGATGTTGCATTATATGACAGAATTAAGCAGATGCAGAAGCTGTTTTCGGAGATGGTAAGACTAAATATATTTAATGAATTATTGTTTGAAGGTGGTTTTGATCCAATCTCAAATCCAATGGAAGCTGGAGACTCGGATAGATGTTACTTTAAGTTCAAGGAAATAGATGTTGATACACAAGTTAAAAAAGAAAATCACGTCATTCAAAAATATGTGTCTAATCTAATTACATTAGATGAAGCTCGCATAGAATTAGGATATGATTCCGATATTGACATGAACAAGACACACGCATCAATACAAAGTGATATTCAAGTCGATGCAACTAAAGCAACTGCCCAAGCCCAAGCTAAAGCACAAGGGACGGGTAAAGCACCTGAACCAAAAACATCTGATGGTCAAAAATCCGCCGGTCCAGGGCAGAAAAATACGCCAAATAATAGAAGAGGCGTTGGTAACGCTATGAGACCAATGAATCAAAATGGAAGAAAAACTTCTCCGGATATTAAAAGATATGATAATAATTTTCTATCAGTAATTGAATCTTTGTTGGATAGCGAGTATACTGTTATAGAGTCAGACGTTGAAAAGGATAACAATGATGTTTAATGTAAATGATACAATTACAAGTAGTGACAACACAGAAGCAGATGCGCTTCTAGTATTTAGAAAAGCAGTTAGCAATGGTCAAACGAGACTAGCTCTTGAAGCTTTAGTGGACGTTATTGATTCTATAGTTGAGTTTCTTACTTCAGAACCTGAAGAAGAGACCGCAGAACAAATTGCACCAGCTGCACCAGCAGTAAAGGTTAATGCTGTTGAAATTAAAGAAGAGAAGATTGAGCCAACAACCGTAGAAGCTAGCACACCTGCTAAGAAGAGTGTGAAAGAAACAACAAAATCTATTTCAGAGTAGTTTATGATTGAACTAGTGATTGGTTGTCCAATCTATGAAAGAGACTGGATATTTCCTTATTGGATTTCCTGTATAGAAAATCAAAATATTGATTTTTCAAAAACTGCTTTTATATTTGAAGCATCTCCAGATGATGAAAAAACCATAGAGATGTTAGTTAAGTATAGGAATGCAAGACCAGATATACCAGAGTTTATCTTAGATATAAAACAAGACATTCCTCATTTCTCCCATGAAGAAGGAACAAGAACTTGGAGCATATCTAAATATCAAAATATGGTTAATCTAAGAAATTCTCTTTTATCAAAAGTTAGAGATATTAATCCAAACTATTTTTTTAGCTTAGATTCTGACATACTATTAACTAATCAAAATACGATTCAATTACTAGTTGCACACGTAAACTCTGGCGCAGATGCAGTGAGTCCATTAATGTTTATGACTCCAACAAATACAATGTATCCAAGTGTAATGAATTGGATAAAGGAGCCTGGTGGTCAAGCTTATCGCAAAGAACAATATCCACTTGGTGAGTATTTCCAGTCAGATGTTATTATGGCAGCAAAAATGATGTCAAGAGATGTATACAAGAATGTTAACTATTCGCTCCATACACAAGGTGAAGATTTAGGTTGGTCTGGAAACGCAGCAAAAATGGGCTATAAGCTCTACTCGGCATCTTATCTCTACGCTCCACACATAATGCATAAGCGAATGATGCAAGATTTTCTCTCAAATGGAGATTCTAGGGGTAATTTTTTTGCAACAGCATAAAAGTATGATATCTTTATATAAGATTGTTTAATCTTATAAAAGCTAATTACTATTACTACTACATTAAAATAAACGGAGCGCTAAAATGGCATTTGATTTTGTTGAAAGTTTTACACTTCAACTTCCTGACCTATCGGGATTGGAAAATGATTTTTCCGAATCATTCAGCAAAAACCACGGTCTTATTATAGAAGTGGCTGCCATACATGAGCGGACTAACCGCTAACTATAATAATTACTCAGCAGCAGAATTAGAAAAGGCTCTCCAATCATGGGTCGAGCCATACCCTAAGCCTATTATTTTAAATCACGATTTAAACTCTGAGCCAATTGGCAGAATCATTGCTGCTAAGATGGACAAAGAACAAGACGGTGCACCATACGTAAGATTGCAGGTAGCAATCACAGATCCATTGGCTGCTCAGAAGATCTCAGATAAGAGATACTTGACTGGATCAGTTGGCGGAAGAGCCGGCAAAGCAGTTTGTTCAATTTCGGGTGAAGACCTAGCTGCTGAATCAGCAGACGGTAGACCAAAGACAGCTAAATTTAAGCGTGGTCAAGTTTATAAGGGTAAACTTGCTTTCGTTGATATGCAAGACATTTCCTTTAAAGAATACTCATTTGTTAACCAACCAGCGGATCAGAGATCTAGTGTAAGAGCTTCTAAAGCTATTGATGGATCAACTGTTGTGACTGATTCAGAAAATTGGACAGCAAAAAGCACAGCCTTTATCTTACATATGGATAAAGAAGATATAACCACTGTGGAAGAAAATGAGTCTATTTTAAAGGGTATGAAGAAAAAAGAGTCTAGACCACTTTATCTTCATGTTAAAGGAGCTTTTCTTACGGCTTTGGCCTTTCAAGAAAGTGAAACTGCAAAGGCTGATAATACTGCGTTACTATCAGAAAAGAATATAATTGACGAGGAGAATGTTGAAATGGACGAAATCGTTAAAGGTGATGATGTTTTGGCTACTGTCGAAAATCTAAGCCAAGACCTGTCAGCAATTGCTACAGCACCATGTGGTACGGCACCAAAAGAAGAATCAGAAGAAATTCCTTCACAAGAAGAAGCTTCTGTAAATGTAGAATCAAAAAATGTAGATCTTATATCTGTGTTATCGGATGCTCTTCAGGAAGCAAAAGAAGCTGGTGAACAATCTATAGTGGATGTTCTTACTTCGAAGATTGAAAAGCTAAAGAAAGCACAAGAAGATGAATCATTAGTTGAGGCGCCAGCTGCAGAAAATGCAGAGCAGTCTCCTACTGAGGAAAAAGAATCTGAAGGAGAAAAAGTGGAAACAGAAGAACAAGGCAAAGAAGAAGTAGTTAATTCTGAAAACGCCGAGTCCTCCCCAGAAAACGAAACACAAGAAGAGTCAAACTCAGAGCTCACAGGCAGTACTCATGCTGATGAGCAAAATGACAATGACGATAAACTTCAAGTGCTTCAACAAGAAAATGCAAAGCTCAGAGAGGCGCTACATCGCACTTTAGCTGAAAGAGTAGTTGATACTAAAATTTCATTAGGAGTAGAACCAATTGAAGAAAGAGAAAACTTGATCCAAGATCATGCAACTCGTTCGGCAGGTTCTTTGGCTGATTCCCTTAGGGATTTGGCTAAGCTCCCAGTAGCTAAGAAGAATATTCAAAAGCTAAATGTGGAATCCGTAATAGATGGTTGCATTGTTTCTGAAAAAGAAAACAATGTCATTGTTGAAGACGAAGAAATGTCAACTGCACCAGAAGAAAAAGTGAATACAGTTGAAGAACTGTTTGTTGATACTCTCATGGGCCGTCGCAAACTTTAAAACAAATATATACAAATAAGGAGATATTAAAATGTCATTAGCAAAATTTCGTAAAGTAGGTACCAAAACGGGTGCTGGTCGTTTCGTTGTTTCGGAAGGTATTGCACCATCCGCATACATCTTGCCATCAGTCGCCCTTCCAACTTGGTACGCAGATTCAGAAGATGATCGTTTTGAAATCGTTATTCCAAAGGGAACAATCCTTTCGGTAGTAACAGATGCAAATGGTGATTCACGTTTTGTTCCAGCTAACGGTAGCGGATCTTCAATAACATGGGGAGACACAATCTCAGGTTGGAACCCGCTTGCAGGAGCAACACCAGTTGCTAGTGCAGCAGGAGACACACAGGTAGTAGCTGCACGCACAGTGCCAGTTGGCTGTGCACAGTACGATCTCTACAGACCGTTTGATAAGGGCACATCGCAAGGTGCAGGCTTTATCGTTAGAGGTTATGTTGAGTACCCAATGGTAACAAACGTCAACGCTGATTTAGCAGCAGGTGACTTGGTTGCGGCAGACTTCATGGGCCGTCCAAGATTGCTTTCTGGATCGGATGCTGGCACATACCCATGGTTGCAAGTTGGTAAGGTAATTGAAGTTGAGAAGTTTGCTACAAACTTTGATGACGGATTGCTTTCCTACATGCAGCTTCCATCGGATCCAGGTGCGCTCAAGACAGTTTATGAGCTCACAAGATCAGGCTCGTTCTCCGGTAAACTCGGTATCCGTGCAAACCTAGATGTTACGAATGTTATTGGTGCTTTCCGCGTCAATTTAACACTCTAATAAAAAAAAAGAAAATAAAAAAAGAAATAATTAAACAGGAGGAAATATCCTAGATGAGTAAGACAATCCAAGAACTCCTCTCGGGTCTCCCAGCTTGGGAAGCCGCATTTGCTGAAGATGGCTACATCGACACAGATAACAGAGTTACAATCAAGGAAGCATTCGGTTCGTCAGACGCAGCCGCTTTGTTTCCTAAGGTAATTTCTCGTACTCTGCGCGAAGCAGCCGAACCACAGCTTTTGGTAACCCCGCTTCTTTCTACAGTACGCCTTGGTAAGGGTCGTTCTTTGGAATTTCCAGCGGTAAACGCAATTCAAGCTGCTGAGATCCCAGAAGGACAAGAATACCCAGAACAAGCTCTCGCATTTGCTAAGCAAATCGAGGGTAAGGTGTCGAAGAAGGGCGTTAAGCTGGCTTTCACAGAGGAAGTTATTGCTGATTCTCTTTGGGACATCGTAGGCCTCCATGTACGCGCCGCAGGCCGTGCAATGGCACGTTTGAAAGAGCAAATTGCTCTTAGTCGTTTTAAGGATGCAGCTACAATTGTATTCGACAACGACAGTGGCAGCTATGACGATACAACAGGTCGTGGGATTGATGGTGCTTACAACAGTACTATTACCTGGGACGATGTTGTCGACATGGCAGCTGTTCTAATGGCCGAAAATCATATACCAACAGACTTCATTCTTCACCCACTGATGTGGTCGGTCTTCCTCAAGGACTCGATCTTCCACATGGGCGGCGCTGCATCAGCTGTTAATACCAGCTGGGGCTACCGTCCACAGTCGAAGGATGGCGTTGCCAACGCAACAGCCCCTATGGGTTTGAACGTGTTAGTGTCACCATTTGTTAGCTTCACAGCTAAGAGCGGTGCAACATTAGCTAAGTCAGACTTGTTCCTCATTGATCGTAATGAGGTCGGCAGTCTTCTTGTTAAGGATGACATGAGCACAGATCAGTTCGATGATCCGTCACGTGACATTCGTTCGATGAAGATGAAAGAGCGTTACGACATCGTAATGCTTGGTGACGGTGAAGGTATCACAGTGGCTAAGAACGTTAGACTTGCTCGTAACTACGAGGTACAAGTTACTAACGAGATGGCATAATAAAAACCTTAGGATTGTTATAGTTACGATACAATCTTAGAAAGTAGGGGGCAGCGAAAGCTGCCCCTTATTTTTTTGCACCAACCCTGTTACTAGTTAAGTATAAGTCTTTTCCTGAGGAGATAAATCGTGCCATTAAATCTAATAGATTATGCCTCAGTGGGTGTCGATAAGGTAAAAATTAAATTTGGTAGAACAGTAAAAATTAGTTCTATAACAAATGATAAATTCATTGTTCAAACATCAGCTGCAACACCAACTCTTGTATCTAATCCTTTTAAAACAATTAACTCATTAGCTGATTATAATACAATATCTAGAACTCTCACTCTTTATTGGGATAAAGTCCTTGTTTCCGGTCAGGAGTACTACTTAAGAGCAGTAGGTATATTAGACGCTGCAAATGAAGTCGTAGCAGAAGAATATATAATCTTCACAAAGCAAGATGCAGCTACACCTTCTGGTTTTTCAACTTCTGTTGTTCCGACAATAGAAGAGATTTTAGTAGAAGATAACTCAATTTTAACTGAAGCCTATAGTAGCTATCAAATTATAGCTAAAAATCCAGAATTCTATATTGATTCTGTTGAGCCAAAAAATGGATCTTTTTACTTACCAAATGATAACAACAATGGAAGAGTCACCATTACTTTTAATGCCCGTCCAGCTTCTAACTTTTTATCCACTAAGTATTTTAAAGCTCAAAGAAAAAAAATCCAGAAGTCACCGTCTCGTTGGGAAAACGTTGAGACAGTTACGCAAATGCACTCTTGGAAGCCTGAGATATATATAGACTTTCCATCCTTAATAGATGCAACACCATCATATTATACTGAGAATAAAGATTATTTTGAAAAAGGTTATAAGTATAGAATAACAGTTTCTAAAGATGTGGGTATATAAGATGGCTAATTTTGTATATAAAAAAGCAAAAGAATCCATGTTAAGTGGTGAAATAAATCTATCAACAAATAGTCTTAAAGTTGCATTTATAGATACTTCTTTATATACACCAAATCAAAGCACCAATGAATTCTTATCAGATATACCAACATTGGCAAAAAAATATAGAAGCGCAGCTTTAACTAATGTATCTAATGATTTAGGAGTTTTAGACGCAGATGACCTAACCATTGTTCATGATGGAGCAGCATTTAATGCAATTGTCTTTTATCAATTCGGTACAGCAGATTCCGATTCAAGGTTAATAGCTTTTATAGATGATTCTGAAGGGCTACCTTTTGCCGGCACTGCGGAATCTTCGTCGATGACACTGCAATGGAATAATAGTTCAACAAAAATTATTAGCTTATAGGAAAATATATGGCAACAAATTATCCAAATCAATTAGATGTTTTAATAAATCCAACAGCAACTGATAAACTCAATTCAAACACAGTACCACATCATCTACAACATGCAAACTTAAACGACGCTGTAGAAGCAGTGCAAACCGTATTGGGCATTGCTCCAGCTGGTTCTCATCTTACGGTTAAAGATAGAATAATAGCAGTAGAGTCAAACATTAGTAGTATAAATGGATTAGGTGATGTTACTATAAGCAATGTCGGGACTAAAGATGTTTTAATTTACGATGGATCTCAATGGGTAAATAAGTCCGTTGAATCATTATCAAACAATAGCGCAGAGCTTAATATTAATGGAGGAAATTTCTAAATGGCTAATATTTTGAGAATCAAAAGAAGGGCTGGTGGAGGCGTTGCAGGCGCACCTAGTTCGCTCAAAAATGCTGAGCTAGCGTTTAACGAAGTTGATAATATTCTTTATTATGGCTATGGAGACGATGGTACAGGCACAGCAAATACAGTACCAGCAATTGCTGGAATAGGCGCATTTGTATCATTAAGTTCTGATCAAACAATTACTGGAAATAAAACATTTACTGGTACAGTAATCGTTCCAACGCCAAGTGCAAACACTCACGCATCAACAAAGCTCTATGTTGACCAGCAGATATCCAGTGTCAACAATACTATTTCAAACGTTGCCACATCATTTACAGTTGCGGGTGATTCTGGATCTAATCAAACAATTAGTTCAGGTACTGATACTTTAACCATTTCGGGTGGCACGGGACTATCCTCTGTTGCAAGTGCAACTGACACAATTACTTTAAATCTTGACAACACTACCGTAACTGATGGTTCCTATGGCGGTGCAGGAACGGTTGCTACGTTTACTGTAGATGCTCAAGGTCGTTTAACAGCAGCTGGAAATACGGCAATTTCTTTAACTTCCTCAAACCTTGATAACACCGCAGTAACTGCTGGCTCTTATGGA